TCGTTTGCTCTACGGCTTCTAACTTCTTCATTCTTACGCCACATTGCTATTGCATCAGCTATTTTAATATCGTTTGGATCAATGTTTATTAAGCGTAACATAGTTGAGTTTACAAATCCTGTTTTTCCTATGTTGTAGCAAATAGAAACTAATGCGTTAAACTGATCTTGAGTAACTATTTTTTTTAATTTTGAATCTACAAACTTAGCGAAATCATCAGGAATCACTTTTCCGAGTTCTTTAGCTTCTGTAGTCGTCAAAGCACGATCTTTCATTGTTACCTTTCTACCGTCTAAATAGTAAGTATTTCCAAATCCTATCGTGGCAATTCCCTCAGTATCTAAGTAAGGTTTTAATTTTAAACCTTCTCTTTGGTGCAATAATTTTAATCCGTTTTCGTCTAATTTCATTTCTTTAAGTTTTCGTGATCTATGTTTTTAAGCGATTCTTTGAAGTGCCTGTATGGTGTGTTCTTATGGTTCTCGTTTTGTTTAGCTATTATTTCCTCTCTTTTTAAATCTCGTTCTAGTCCTGAGTTAATTATAAAATGATAAGTTCTCGCGCATAAATAAACAAATCCTGCCATTGAAACAATAAGCTTTACAAAGTTTTCTATACCTCCTAACGCTAAGTTTCCGGTTAAATAAGTATTTAGTATATCTACTGCAGAATAACCACTTATACTTAAAAAAATCCCATCAGCTCCTAATATCCAAGCTTTAATTTTGACCATAATTTATAATAGATTCCGTAGGCTAATAATAGTTTTAGTATAATAAATCCTCGCATATCATAAAGTCCTAAATGAATTAAATCCAACGCGTTTAAAATAAATAAAAACAATGCTATTTGTTTTAATATTAAATCTCTACTTTCTTTATACAAGTACCAAAACACTACTCCAAAGATAATAATATTACAGTAATCTTCTACAACCATACATAATTGTCTTTCATGGTCTGAAAACAAATACCATGATACACGCATATTTACATTGTAGAAGATTGCTTTAGCTTCTGCAAAAGGAATTAACAGTAATAATATTAAGTGCTTTTTTTGCATAAGATTTTATTTATCGTCTGGATCTGTTGGTGGTGGATTTGAACCGCCTGGTCCATCATCGGCAACAGTAACATTAGAATCTTTAATATTTGTATTTCCTGGCGTTTTACTCGCTCCAAAGAAGTAACTTAACGGAACTCCAATAAAACCAATAATAGCTCCTAAAACCATATCTTCCATGTGAACGAAAACCAAAGCAATCATTCCGTAAACGATTATAAATAAAGCCAAAATTGACTTAACGTTAAATTCTTTAAACTGCATCATTTTTATATTTGTTTAATTGTTAATTTATAATGTTGTTACATCTATTGAATTACTAGCCACAGATTTATTATAGTAAATGTCAACCGCTAGTAATTCTATTTTATATAAAGTCGCTGTTGTAAGTCCGGTTACTGTTTGCCCACTTGCCGTAACTTTTCCGCTGTAAACTCCGTTTAAATATACCTCATAAAAATCTATTGTATTTGCACTACTCGGAGCTGTAAAATTTAATTGTATTGACGTACTTGTAACTGTTCCGGCTGATAAATTGGATATAGCACTTGGAGCTGTATAATTAGGCACGTAAACTATTGATGATAATGTAGCTGTAGCCACAAAATTAACATCACCTTCAACGCTCCCTGAATTAGATGTTTGTTTTGATATCGGAACATACATTTTTAATCTTTGAGAGCCGTTTGTAGTAAAAACAGCATTATCTAATTCATTAGTTCCAAATGTTACGCACTTAGGAAGCACAATAACTTTAGTACCGGACGATATAGCATAATTACCTAACCAAGAAACAGGAACGGAAACGCAATTAGGCATTTCTAAAATATTATAAACAAACACATCTTGAAATATTGACGTTCCTGTTTGTGTTATTACACCAGGAAAATATAGTCTTAATAACTGGGTGTGGTTAGCGAACACGCTATTAGATAAATTTGTAACTAAGCCGTCATTATCTTGATAATAAGTCATTAAAGGTTTCAATGATGAACTTGAAAAAGAAAGAGCATAACTCCCTCTAATCCTACATTGAATATTATCCCCTATTACAGAAAAATTAGTTATTCTACTGACATTTATAGAAAGCATATTCGCCAAATCAGACTTTGAAGTCATCACAGAAGAAACACCGCCTATATATGTATTTACCCCTGATTTTTGAGCACCTCCAAAAAATATAGGATTAAATTGCGCGTTTATTAGCAAAGGGAACAATAACAAAATTATATACTTTTTCATGTATTAGTAATTTATAATTTCTAAATAGTCAGTTGTTCCGCTACTCCATAAAATCGCCCTGCTTCCTGCTATTCCGTTTAAAATTGCCGTTCCTGACAATTGCACTAAAGTTCTTCCTGATCCCTGAACAAATGTAATAGCTCCCGATCCTACTTTACCGTAAGATGTTGTTACACCTCCGCTGCAGGTTAGGTTTATCGCACTTGCTCCGTTTGAAATAACTACGTGTCTTCCGTTTTGCCCTAACCCTCCTGCATCAGTTGTTGCGGTTGTAATGCTTACTGAAGTTGTAATTGTAATTAATGGAATAATCTGCCCCAATCTAACAAACTGATTACTTAAAGTAGCGTCAACTGTTCCGCTTGCTGTTCCTGTTATTTGCACTTCATCCACTCCGTTATCTGTAAATGTGCCTCCATTTTGAAACGCCCATCTTCCAGAAGGTCCGAACATTCTCGCTTTTTCATTAGCGGTAGAGCCTGTAAAAAAACTCATGTCATTTGTTCCGGCTGTTGAGATTCTTAAATTGGTGTTTCCTATTAAAGAGTTTACAGTAGCTGAGCCACCCACAAGTTTCAGACTACCGTAAACTACAACTTTTGCAGAAGTGTCAAAAGCTCCGGTACCGATATTTACGTTACCCTCTCGCTCCATTAGCCTTAGCATCCCGGTATTTGAAGTAGGTAAGTTGTCAATCGCAATAGCTGACCTGTAGTTAGTATCGGCTAAAGAATAAAGCAGTTTAAATCCAGTGTTAGCTATTTGCGTTTCAGATGGTAGTCCGGCAGGATAAATAGACAAGTTGTTTACATAGTTCAAACCAACTCCTGCAACCGCAACAGAGTTTTCAAATAAAGCCGGATTATTATTTATTCTAAAATTATAAGTACCCCCAAATTTTGTTGTTTCAATAGCCGATTTTGAAATTTGACCCTTTTCTAAACTTCCTGTCGAGTTTGCTAATGGGTAATATTGATCTGTTCCGTTGCTATTAGCTAAATTATTAACCGTTAAATCATCCGTTAAAACACTACTAGAAACCAAAGCACCCGACAATACGCTTGTTTTAATTACGTCATAAATAGTATTCGTTAATACGGTTGTACCCGCTAAATTTAAGTGGTAATTATCGCTATTGTAAAGAGGGTTTAAATTCCATAAATTGCCCACGTCACCACCTGTTTTAAATACGCCTAAAGCTTGATCTATTCCATCAATAAAAATAGCTCCGTATGACAAGGCGCTCGCTTTTATACCTGCGTTAATCGCATCTCGTTTTTGATAATTAGCATTCGTATCTCCGTTATATGGCAAAATAGGTAATACAATCGGTTTTATCCCAGCTGTTACGCACGCGCTTATAATAGCGTCGAAATTAGCTATAATTGTTGCGGTTGCTGTTCCTGCTATAATGTCGTTTACAGTTCCTTGAATTGTTACATAATTAGGTAAGTTTGAAATTACGTCAGTATTTACACGCGCTAAAATCATTGATGATGAACTGCCACCAATACCCATATTTTGATATTTAAAACCTAGTTTTGACGCTAGCATATCTCCCCAATAAACTGAACTATTAAATATTGTTCCGTCAGAATGTAAAAAACTTTGATTTGAATTTAACCCCTCCGTGATAGAACTACCTAAAAATATAATATTTGGTTTATCCATGTAAATACGCATAGACAAAGCCTGACTTGTATTTGCAAAAGCACTCCCGTTTGTACTCTTTCTAATAAAAGTATTTGTTAAACTTTCTGTTGCTGAGTCAAAAACTCTTAACCCATCCCAAGCGCCAGACTGAGTAGAAATAAATCCGTAATAATCTCCCTGCATCACTCCGGTTATTGGTTTTGTTAACGTAACCGTAGCCGAACCAGAAGCAGACAAAGACGCGCTAATATCTTCACTCTCTCCTATCAAATCGTAATTAGCACCGTTAGCACGATAAACACGAACTTTAAATGTAGTTAAGTTTGTTTTGTTTGATGTGTATAATTGAATAGCCTTAACCGTTCCGTCTTGTCTGATTCTAAATTGATGGCTTATCATAATAGCTTCGGTAGTTCCTGAGGCGTTAGAATAAGTTACCCCTCCAGTTATTGATGAAAAATAAGGAGCTACTAAGGCATTACCTGAATTTAAAGCAGGTCTTTTGGAAAGTTTTACGTTCTTGTATTCAGGGCTTTGCAAAGTCTGCCCATATCCGGCAACCGTAAGTAATAATATTAAAAAGTATTTTTTCATGTTATATGATTTGAAGTCTTGTTCCTGATTCTGGTATAAATGTAAATGTTATTTCTGTGCCTAATTGTTCCCAATCAGCCCCAATTAAAGGAGCTCCTTCTAAAAAAATAAGTGTAGCAAGAGAGGTAGTTCCTATGTCAATAGTATTGTCTGTGCCGTTCCCAAAACGTTCTAGTTTCTTAGGAAATGTTACAGGAATATCGGATGTATTCGCTTTTAGTGCCAAAGCTTGAAATACTGCATTCTCACTCGGTACTGTAGCAGTGAATCCGCTTCTTATAGTTTGTACAACTCCTGAGAATTCTACATCTATAGGTATTTGAACCGCCAGGCTCCAATAAGTACCGTTTGATGTTAAAACGTTTAACTCCTCAGTCGTGGTTATATCTGATCCTCCGCCAACATTTAAAAATGTGCCTTTACCTACAAACATCCATTCAGTTGTGGTGGTAGCTGGCAATGTTTCTCCGCTATTTACCGTCGTAGGATTAAATGCTAAAGAAGAAACAGTTCCAATATAAGCCGAAATTAAATCAGCTAATCCTTGCACCGAGCCTTGTCTTAATGTTTCATCAACTTCATGTGGCAATAAATCATCCAAACCCCAAACAGCCGGAACTAATTCATGTACGCTTACCGTTGTTATTTCTGCCGGATTTATCATCTTAAGGTAGTTTCATTATGAATAATTGAACTCTTGATTTTTGCATTACACTTATTGGAGTAGCAGGAGATCCATTATTAACTGCTCCCGTAAGCGTATGTGGTCCATTAGAATCTGCTGGAGATGTAATTATTAAATTTCCAGGATCTCCTGTATCGTCATTCGAGCCTGTAAAAGTTAAATCTAAAGGAGGAATATTAGCTTTTACTAATGCTTTTGTATTCTCTCCTACTTCCGCTCTCATTGCATTATATTCCGCACCATAACCTATAAATGTAACGCCGTCTGAATCAAATCCGGTTCCGTTAAGTCCGTTTATAATAGTCCATCCTGACCAAAAACCATCTGATTTTCCCAAACCATTAGACTCAAAGTTTTGAGTAACGTATAAGTCAGTAACATTTAATTGCTTTACTTCGTAAGGCTTATAATTTACACTTGGAATCAATGCTGTTATTTCTGAAACAGTACCTTGATATAAAATACCTTCTATCGAATGTACAATAATACTATCTAATGTAATAGGCGCTATAGGTAGTTCTTCTGCGTTTACTGTTGTTATTTGTGTTGGATCTATTGCCATTATTGTACTTTTATTATTTCGTTAACATCTCCGGTATTCAATAAAACATTTGGATCTCCATTGTTTAAAACCACACCTCCTAAATCCTGTACTAAAGGTTTTCCAAAACCTAAAATAGTTCCTGAAAAACTTAAAAACTCTCCTACGGTTTCAGCAGAGCTTAATTGAATAATCGTCCCTTTTCCATAATCTACAACAGGATAAATAGTTCCTTGAATTTTCCATTCTAAAAGCGTTTTGTTACGCTTTAAAATCTTTAACCTATCGTAAGAAGCTACATTGAATTTTCCTCCTGCAACAGTTGTATTAATTTGAAGTCCTGCAAAAGGGATAGAGTAATTTTGAACTAATGCTTTATCTGTTTGCCAACCTTCATTTTCTCGTGTTGTAGTTTCGATAGTTTGGGTATTTTCATCAATTCCATTACTA